GCCGCCGCTCGGCATGCCGATATAGCCACCTGTCGCCGCCCCAGTGCCGACCAGCATCTGATTGTTCGCGATGCCGGTCAGCACGATCGACGGCAAGTTGATCGCATTCGTCACGCCGGTAATGGTCTTATTCGTCACGCTATCAATCGAGGATCGCGAGACCAGGAAATCGGACCCCGCCCCTCCCAGATCAGGCAGCGTGAGTGTCTGGTCACCGACCGTCGGGCTCCACTGGAGGAGTCCTTCGATCGTGTCGGCTGTCCCGCCCTCGAAGAGTACGCCGCCGCCGGTCCCATCGGTCGAGAAGACCGATTCTTTCGCATTGAGCGCAGGATTCCCGGCGAGCGTCCCAGTGTATTTGAAGTTGAATGCGACGTTATCGCTCGCGGCCGTTCCGACGGTCGTGATCCCGGTACTCCCCGCGAGCGTCAGGTTCGCCGCGTTGTCGATCACCGGGTTCGTCCCGCTATCACCGATGACGTTGAAGCTCGTCATCCCGCCACCGCCGCCCTGGTCGGTACCGCACGAGAACTTGTGCGTCGTCGAGCTCCAGAGGACTTTCGAGCTCACCGCGTTCGAGCAATCGCTCGGCCCGAGGCCGCCGCCAACAAGACCTTCGTTCGCATCGGGCGAGAGCGTGAGATCACCCGTCAGCGCGCCACCGGCCAGCGGCAGGTAGTTCGACGCGGTGATCGTATCGACGACGTTCGCATCCGTGACGCAGCCGGTGCACGAGATCGTCGGCGTCGTCAGCGTTGGCGACGTGCCGAACACCGCGACGCCCGTCCCGGTCTCATCGGTGAGACGCCCGGCGAGTGTCGCCGACGTGAAGGTCCCGACCTGCGTGCTCATATTCACGCAGCCCGAGCAGCTCGCCGACAGGCCATCGGCCGCCGTCGCCGTCGGCCATTTGTTCGCGACGTTGATCAGCAGCTTGTCAGCCGTCGGCTCGGTGAAGACGTTATTCGTGTCGCCACTCGTGGCGATTTTCGAGAGCGCGGTCGACTCGTTCGAGCCGTTGTCGCCGAGGTCGAGGATGATCGAGCTGCCGCCGCCGCCACAGGTTGCCCAGCCCCACGTATCGGGATTCTGCGTCGCCATCGTGAGGCACAATCCCGGCGCCTGGCCGGTCGTCAGGACGTTATCGGGCGTGACGGAATTCGGCCCGAGCGAGGCCGTCCCGTCGCACGGGCCCACGTTCCAGCCCGTCCCATCATCGCGGACCGTCGTGACGCACCGGATGGTCGCCCCGCCACTCGTACAGTTCGCATCGAAGCAATCGTCGACGACATACTGCTTGGTCGCGAGGAGCACGCTCGCGGTCGGCCGGTTGGCGAAGTGTCCGAACTGCGCGCGCCGCGCTTCCTCGTTGTCCGCGAGGGTGCAGAACTCATTAGCATAGGTTGTCGCCGGCACGCCGATCCCGAGCCGCGGCCAACCGAGGATCGGCGTATGTTCGACAAGACCAGGAGCCGGACAGGCGGCAGATGCCACGCGCGCGGCAAAGAGGATCAGCAATAGCAGCACGGCCATGGCAGAGCGTTCCTATGTGTTGACCGAGAAGGCTCGCTCCATCCACATGCCGAGCGATGCGGAATAAACGAGGTCGAGCACGCTCCCCGGAAACATTTGGATAATGTTCGATGGCGCATCTGTCGCGTTAAATTTCAGATTGAAACTCGTCCCACTTTGGAGCCCGATCATTGGGCCCGACACGTGCAGGATGGTCAGCGTTTGGCCATCGCTCCCATCCGCGATCGTCGGCGTCGACGTGAGGGTAAGCGAGCCTGCTGACGTATTCGAGATTTGTACCACGAGCGCATTCGCCGCGATCTGATTCGAAATCGCGGTAATATTCTGCGGCGCTGTCGGGATGTTGAACTGGGCAAAGCGATTTGCCACGGTGCCCGCAGCCCCCTGCGGATTCGTCCCGAGGGTCACGAGCGCCGCATGGAGCTCGTCAACGACGGTGATCAGGTTCTCGATCGGCATCCCTTGCACGATCAGCGCGACCAGATCCGGGATGGTCGTCGGATAGCTCGCCATTGCTTAGGCCACCCTCCGCTGCTCGAGCCGCGGCAAGAGCACGCGGAGCTGCGCTTCGAAGGCGTTCGCCGTCGTCCGCCCGAACTCCTGCGCGTGCGCGCGGCTTACCGGCTCGGGCGAGTGGAAGTGAAAATGGAACTCGCCGTCTGGAATGGTCACCACGGCCCCCCCGATCCCGCGCGCGCGATCCCGCGGCAGGATCATCCCGTTCACCCCGGGGATGAACCACTCGGCGGCGCGTTCGCCGACGAGGTAGACCCGCCCGGCCTGCACCGGGCCGCCCTCCTGGCGAGGCTGTGGCAGGCGCCGCGCGACCTCGTTCAGCGCGTTCCAGATCGGCGATTGCTGCGGCGTGCCGGCGCCGAGGAGCTTCTTGATCGCCTCGAACTGGTCGGTGAGCTTCTCCGCGGCGCGGCCCTGGAGATAGGAGATCACCGGCACCATGGCGTTCTTGAAGTTGATGAAATCCTGCTTGATGTCGGCGAGCTTCGCGTTCGCCTGCGCGAGCAGTGAGCCCGCCGCATCGGAGACCGCACCCGCGATCGTCGCGAGATGCTCGAGACTCTTGCGCGCACGCTCCGCTTCGAGGTCAGCACTCGTTTTCAGCCGGGTCGCAATATCGTCCAAGTCCTTCGCTTGCTGCGCGAGGATCTCGAGCTGGCTTTTCGCGCCGGCTGCGCCCCCGGTCGCCACGACGCCGAGCGACTGACTGATCGCGTCGAGCGCAGTCAGCTGTTGCTCGGCGATCGACTTCTGGTCCTTCGCGAGCTGCTGCGCTTCTCTCGCTGCCGCCTCGATCTCGGCGTCCAGCGCCCGACCGCGGCCGCCCTTCAAGATCTGACTGCCGAGGGATAGCGTCTCGGGCAAGAGCTGCTGGAGCCGCGCTAAGGCGTCCTCGTCGCCGCCGCGCGCCTTCGCGATCAGGTCCTGAATCTCGGCACGCTTCCGGGCGAGCAGGGCCCGCTGGCCGCGCGCGCCTGTCCGCGCCACAAACGCCTGATCGATGATATCGCCGAACTGCTCGACTAGGGCCTTGAACTGCGTGAACCGCTGCGTTGCGTTGGCGACCGCGGCGGTCAGCGCATCGCGCGCCTTCGCCATGTCGGTGATGTTGCCCGCGAGCGCACCCGGGAGCGCTTTCTGGAGCTCGGCTTCACGGCGCGCATAGACCTGGCGCTGCGTCAGCTTCCCGAGGGTGACCTCGATGCCCTCGGAAATGTCCGCAAACGCCTTCATCGCCTCGGTGAAGAAGTTCAGGCGGTTGGTCGCGATCTGCGTTTGTTCCGCCAGGTTCGCTTGTTCCTTAGCAAGGATGTCGGCCGCGTCCTGGGCATCGGTCAGATTGCCGGCGAGCGCGCCCGGGAGCTTCTTCCCGAGCTGGCCCTGGAGGTCGGCGTATTCCGTCCGGAGCTGCTGCGCGCGCGCGCGATCATCCGTCACCCCGAGCGCCGTCTGGATCGTGCGGAACAGGTCCTCGAATTGGCGCTTCAGGCCATCGAAGGTACTCGCCAGCGCCTCGGCGAGATTCAACCGCGCTGCCGCCGACGAGATCGCCGATTGCAGCTTCTCCTGGAGGTCGGCGATGGTCTCGGGATTCTCGAATCCCTCGGCGACCGCCTTCGTCTGGAGCGCGGTGATATCCGTGATGTCTTGCGCCTGCTTCTCCGCGCCGTACTCGACCCCGTGCGCCGCCTCCTCGGCCTGACGCTTCAGATCGCCAAACGCTTTCTGCGCGTTCTTGAGCGTCTCGATCAGCTGCTCCTGGAGCGCGATCTCACCCTCGAGCTCCGAGAGCCGCGCATCAGAGAATTCCTTCAGGTCGGCGAGCAGCTGGTCGGTACCGCCACTGAGCGCGTTGACGACCGGCGTGAATTTCTGCTCGCCGCCGCGCCGGAGATCGCCGAGGAACGCATCGACGCCACTGCCCGTCGGGCTCGTATAGCCTTGGCCCTGCTTGATGAAGGCGGCGAAATCCTCCGGCCCGAGGCTGCCGAACCGCGTCGAGTAGCGCGCCCGGAAGCGCTGCTCGACGTCCTGCCGCTCCTGCGTCAGCTGCGCGACTTGCGCGCGCTGCCCAGCGAAGCCGGGCCCCGCAACGGCGATGTTCACCCGCGTGTTGATGTCCCGGAGCAGGTTCATCGCGTCCTTCACGGTCTGGATCGCGGGGGCGAGCTGCGCCTCGATCAAATCGGCGGCTTCCTTGATATCGCCCGAGGCCGCGGCCGTCGCGACCTGTAACCGGAGCATCTGATCGTTCAGATCGGCGATCGCATGCTGGAACGTCGGATCAGCGACGAGGGTCGCGAACTCATCGACCTTCGAGACGAAATCCGCCGTGATGATCTCGAGCGCCTCGGGCGTCTTCCCCTGCCGCTCGAGCCGCCGGACCTGGCGCCGCTCTTTTTTCGTGTCCAGCGTAAAGAACGACGCGAACGCCTCGCCGAGCGGGCCCGAGGTCAGCGCCTTCGTCGCCCCTTCGGCGAAGGCGGATGCCACCGACGTCTCGAGGCTTTTGCGGAAGGCGTCATCCGTCGCGCCGATCTGGAACGCCTCGCCCAGCGCCTTGGCGAACGCATCACGCGATTTCTTGACCGCGGTCTCGCCGATCCGCGCATCCCCCTGCGCGCGGAGCGCGCCGACTTGCCCGATCACCGAGGCATACTGCGGCGAGGCTTTCTGGAACTGCTGCGTGACGAAGCGGATGTCCCGCTCGCGGTCCGCCTTCCGGCCTGCCAGCGCCGCGTTGAACGCACCGGCGAGCGAGCTGTTGAATGCACCCGCGAAGCTCTCGGCCAAGATTTTTGCGGCATCCTCGCCGGTCTTTTTCGCGCGTTTTGCGACCCCGCCGAGGAGAATCGCGACGAACTGTTCTTGCCGCTCGCCGAATGCTTGGCCGCCCGCACCGATGGCCTGTGCGATAATGCGCGAGCCCTGCGCCGCCGGTTGTGCCAACTCGGGGAGCCCGGCCGTGCCGCGCGCGCCGACGGGCACTCCGGCGGTTGACAGCCCGCCCGGGCCCCCGAGCACCTGCCGGAACATCTTGGCAAAGATGCGGTTGATGTCCGGCGTGAGGAGACCGCCCAGGAGCGACGACATCAGCAGGTTGAGCGGCCCGCCGAGAATGGTCAGCAGCGGATCGCCCTTCAACTTGCTCGTCACGCTCTTTTCGAGTCCGCTCTGCGAGACGCCTTCCTTGATCCCCTCGCGCGTCGACTCGACGACCGCCTCGCGAATCGCTTTCGAGGCCGCCGTGCCGACGGCCGCACCGACCGCGGCACCGACGACCGTCCCGACTCCCGGCACGACCGAGCCAATCGCCGCACCGCCCGCAGCGAAGCCCGTTGTGAGCGCGGCCTGGATCCCGGTGACTGCATTCTCGACGCTCTGCGCGGTACCGAGGGTGACCTTCTCGATGTCCTTCCGCGAGGTGATGATCTCGTCCGCGGCCCCCGCCAGCGATGCGGCCGCGAATGCCAAGGCTTGCGCCGATCCAAGTAAGCTCTCGCCGCCCTTGAAGAGCTTCGTCGCCGCTTCCTCGGTCATCGTCGGCCCGGCGACGCCTTCGGGCAAGCTCGTCACGCCCCCGGGAATCGCCTTCGCACCGCCGCCGAGATTCAGGAGATTCCCGAGCCCGCCGAAGAGGCTCCCGAGAAAACCGCCACCGCCAGCGGTATCGCCCGGCTCGGTCGTCAACAGTGACTTGAAGAGCTTCTCGATGCCGCTCTGGAGGAAGCTGTTGAGAATGTCCTTCGCGACACTGCGGAAGAGGTCCCCGATCGACTTCGCGAAATCCTGCGCGCGCCCCTCGCCACGATCAAAGGCCCCGATGATCGCGTCGCCGAGATCGTTCGCCAGGGAATCCGCCAGGTCCTTGATCGGCCGGAACGCTTCCTCGGCCGCCCGCTCCGCTTCCTTCCGCTGCCGTTCCTGCTCGCGGGCATGCTCCTCGGCGCGCTGCTTGTCCTCCCGCGCCGTCTTCTCCGCGGCATCGGCCCTGATCTTCGCGATCTCGGCCTCGGCCTTCGCATTCAGGTCGATCCGGAACTGCGCGAACGCTTCCTCGAATCCCTCGGCATCCTGGAACCGCTGGCGGAAGCGCTCGAGCTCCTGGTCGCGCGCCTGCTCGACCTTCGCGATTCCCTCGAGCGGCGCCAGCGCCGCCTGCTCCCCCGCGCGCGCGACGCTCTCGTGCATGTCCTTCGCATGCTCGGCGGCTTTCTTCTCCCGCTGCTCCTGCTCGCGAGCAGCCTTCTCCGCGGCCTGGCGGTCAGCGCGGTCGAGTGCGTCCCGCTGCTGCTGTGCGTTCTCGACGACCTTCGCCCGGAGGCGGGTCGCTTCCTCGGCCGAGATCGCGCCCGTCTTGACCCCGCGCTCGATGATCTCGAGCCCTTCCTTTTCCAGCCGGTTGATATCCTCGAGGTCTTTCTTCAGTCCCTTATTGAGGCTCTCGACGTCGTGTCCGGCCTGCTCCTGTGCGAGCGCGGCTTTCTTCGCCTCGTCCGCGCGCTGCTTCTGGATCTCGAGCGTCTCGACGTAGTTCGCCCGGAGGTCCTGCGTCGCTGCGATCTCCCGGTCGATCGCCTCGAGCGAGCGCGGCGGCGGCCCAGTCAGTGCGGTCTCGGGACCGCCGGCCGGTTGCCCACTCAAGGCCGCGAGCGAGGTGCGGCCTGCGCGCTCCCGCTCGAGCTGCTGCATCCGCGCGGTTAACTCGCCCGCTTTTCCCTCGAGCGCCTCGGGCAGCACGCCGACATTCGTCGTGATCCCGAGGAGCCGATTCGCCGCCTCGATGAAATGCGTCAGCCCATCGGTCGCCGAGATGAGTGCCGGCGCTAATCCGAGAAAGGCGGCGGTCAAGTTGTTCTTGATCGTCGCGGAGAGGACGTCGAGCTTGTCGGCCAGCTCCGAGCCCTTCAGCAGCACGCCCGCGGAGAGGACGTTCCCGGTACGCTGCGCCTGGTCGGAGAGTTCCTTGAGCCCGTCCGCGCCGTCATGCAGGAGCGCGAGGAGCGGCCCGATGCCTTTCCCGAGCCCGGCCGCCGCGAGCGCAGCTTTCCGGCTCGCATCGTCCATCCCGGAGAGTTTTTCGAGGAACGCATCGAGACCGGCCGTCGTCGACGTCGCGCTTTGCAGGACCTTCAAGAGCTGCGGATCAAGCTCGCCCAGCTTCTTGGCAAAGCCGCCCGTCCCGGCTTGCAGCTCCCCGAAGTTTTTCGAGAACCGAACCAGGATGCTCGAGAGTTTTTCTTGTTCGAGTCCGACGGTGCGCCCCGCGAAGATCAGCTCTTGATAGCGCTCGGCGGTGATCCCGATGGCGCGCGATTGGTCGAGCAACGAATCGGCGTAGCGCGCCGCATTGACCGCGCCTGCCACCATGCCGGTTGCGATGCCGGCAATCCCGGCGACAGCCGCTCCAGCGATGCCCGCGGAACTCAGACTCGCCAGCGCGGGGCCCACCGGGCCCAACGAGGTCGTGAATCCCTCGACCTGCATCCGGACATCCGCGATGCCGGCCGAGAGCGCTTTCGCGCTGGCACTCGAGGCCCGATTCGCTCGCTCGTTCTGCTGCTGCGCGCGGGTCGCGGCTTGTGCGATCTGGTTGTAGAGCCGGATCACATCCTCGCCACCGACCGTCGTGTACTCGTACCGGGTCTGTGGCATCGGTTAGGCCGTCGTCTCGAGCCGGAGCCGCACGACCTGGCGCGCGAACTGCTTCTCGGTCATGGCGGGGATCTGGTTCCCAACCCGGCGATAGATCGCATCGAGATTCAGCCGCCGCCGGAGCCTCACCTGCGGCACTAGGATGTACCAGAGCTCCCCGCGCGTCCGGTGGACGGCATAGAAGCCGCCGCGACCGCCGCGCCGGCCACGGCCGCGGTTCTTCGTCCGCGGGATCAGCCGAAACGTGCCCTCCGGATAGTCCCCCATCGGTTTGGCGCGTGCGCCGCCGGCCTTCTGTGTCGGAATGGCGAGGAAGCTCCCCGCGCGCGGCACGATCACGGCGCCGCGCTGGAAGACGTCGATCAGATCGACGGTCGCGCCGGAGCGCTTGACGAACGCGCGCGAGGCAACGATGCCGCGCGGATTCGCATCGACGCCCGCCCGCGTGATGTCTTTCCCGTTCTCGGCGAGCACGCGGCCGCGGAACGCATGCGGCAAGCGAGTCCCGAGCCCCGCCCGCTCCATCGCGCGCCGCCCCTGATTTTTCAGCTTCGCGACCGCCGAGCGCATCACGTAGGTATGGGTCTGCTCGACGGCGGTGTCGTACTCGTCGAGGCGGCCGAGGAGAATCATCTTCGTCCGGAGGCCAGGGAGCACGCGCGCTCACTCCTCCCGTCGGTGCTGCGGCTTCGGCGTCAGCTCGGCCGCCTGGTCATCCATCACGTTCAGCGCATCCAGCATCACCGCCGCCTGATCCATGATGCCGCCGCGATCCGGCAAGAGCCGCGCACCACCAAACCCGCCGGTCCGCGTGAAGGCCCAGATCCGCACCATTTCCCGCTCCGGCTCGCGCACCAGGCGCCGCGGATTCTCAGCGAACACGCGACCATGAATGATCCAGCCCCCGCCATCGGGAGTCGCGTCGTCGCTGGCAAATTCGACCGGTAGCATGGCCACCGTCACGGCGACGCGAAGTCTGGTTCCTGGTCGGCGGTCAGCTCCCGGAGCCCGAGGCAGCGCTGCTCGAGCGCGTCGAGGTCCTCATCGGGAATGGCGAGCATCGCCTCGAGGGTGACGAGGCCGTTTTTCTTGAAGCACGGTGCCGGCAGGTGTTCCCAGTCCCGGATGCAGGCCCGCACCGTCAAGAGATTCCACTGCTCGTTTTCGTCGAGCTGCGCCGCGAGCAACTCCCGCAGCGGCGGATATTCCCGCGAGATCTTCGCTTGCCACCGCTTGACGATCGCGAGGAGCGAGTCGAGATGCGCCGCTTCCTCCTCGCTCCGCTCCCCTTTCGCCACCGTCATTGCCGCGATGTCCTCGAGCGTCTGGCAGAGCGCCGCGGCATCCTCGGGTAGGAGCACCGCAATCGCGCCGTCGCGGAGCGCCTGGCGGATCTCGGCCGCATCGACGAGCATGCCACTGGTCCGCACGAGCTCGCGAAAGAGGGCCGAGCGCTCCCGCTTCGAGAGCGGCTTCAACCAGTAAACCGGCTTGCTGGTGCCATCTTCATAGGACGCCGGCGTGAACGGGATCCGGTCCTTCATCGAGACCGGCAGCGTCCCGTTCACGTCGCGGGGTAGATCGTCGGCCATGATCAGAAGGCGTAGAGGACGAAGCCGTTATCGAACGACGTCGGCTCGAACGGCACGTTCTCCCGCAGCACCACGTTGTCCTCGTTGATCGCGTCGTCGAGAAACTTCGCATTCGGGAAGCAGAACGACGCCCGGTTGCCGACCTGGCTCGGCGGCTGCGGGGTCTTCGGCCCCCAGATCACCGTCAGCTGCCCCTTCGTCCCGTTCTGCACGAGCGGGATCAGGTTCCGGCCGGTCGCGCCGGTCGTCACGGTAAGGAGCGGGTTGATGTTCCCGGTGATCTTCCGCGAGCCGATCAAGTAGGGATCGACGCCGGAGAGCGCGTTCAGGTTGTCCGGATACTGGCCCTGGTTCCCGAGGTCGACGGAGAACTCTTGAATGGCCAGCAGCGTGGACGAGAGGCCCCCGCCATTGAACGTACACGAGCCGTTCACGCCGACCGGCGGGGAGAGGAAGGTCGGCGCCGCCGGCACCGCGACGTCCGTGCGCTGCACGAACTGCCCGCCGATCGCGAACTCGAACTCGGCGAACGTGCCGGTGCGGCAGGTGAAGCGCGCATTCGGCCGGCAGCCCGAAAACTCCTGCATGATGCCGTCCCGGAACTGGCGCGAATAGACGCTCGGATGCGGCGACGGCGACCCGGTGACCCATTTCGTGCCGATCACGCGCCGGATGGTCGTCGACGCCGTATAGGTCGCGCCGGCGCCGACATCGGTCGACGGCCGGCTGAGCGTCACGATCCGGTTGTTCGCCGAGACGGTGTAATCGACGATCGTCGCAATCGTCGGCGTGCTCGGATTCCCCGCCAGTTCGACGACCTCCCCGATCACTGCCGTCGCGCCGGTCAGGGCCGCCGCCGTCGTCGTCGGCCATTGCGTGCCGGTGCCCGTCGAGCCGTCGAAGGTCACGGTGTTGACCGTGCCCGCGGTGCAGGTCTGCGCCGCCGCCGCGGGCAGCGTCGCCGCGCGGAGCGTCTCGATGAAGCCGGCGGACTGCATGAGCGCCGAGAACGGCGGAATCGGCAGCGCGGGCGTCCCCGAGCCCCGCATCGCGCCGCGCGCGGTCAAGACCGGCTTGAATGCGCCGGCAATCGTCTCGCCAGAATCCAACGAGCCGCCGAACTCATTTAACTGCTGCGTGTCCGGATTTAAGGCTTCGGAGATCGCGGTCAGCGCGAGCACATCGGTCGAGGTCCAGCCGGTCGGGTCGGCCCCTTCCGTGACCTCGAGCTTCACCTGGAGAGAACTGCGTCGAGCTCTGAGTGCCATGCGTGCCTCCGTTCGGGCGGGTCGTCAACGCGTCCTCTCGCCGGCTCCCGTTGGCGGGGGAGCGCGGGTTAGGGTGGACGTTCCATCTGCTCGAGCTGCGGCTCCTCGACGACGAGGATGACGATGTGACAATCACGGCAGGAAATCGTGAACTGGCCGCGAGGATCGCCTTTGATCAGCGGCCGCTTACAGAGCGGACACGCGACGACGGCGGGCGTCACGTTGTCGCGATCGGCGAGCGTGACGCGGACACTCATGCGGCCACCGTCCACGGATCCGAGACCGCGGTCGCGAAGAAGATCCGGCCCTCGAGCCGGGCCCCCATGCCGGGCCCGGTGTAGAGATCGCGGATCACCTCGGGATTCGTCGAGTCCTCGGTGACGTCGACGACCAGGCCGCCGAGGGTATCGGCCGACCGGAGCGCGCCGAGGACCTGCTGGATACGCGCGTCGAGGTCGGCTTCCGTGCCGGCGACGAACACCTCGATCGGCAGGAGGAGTTCGTAGAACGTCTGCCCCATCGTGTCATGGTCGACCTGCTGATCGCCGTCGAGCAGGATCACGGGCCCTGGTGCCGCCGCCGCGAGCCGCTCGGGCCGATCGGCATTGCGAAGAATCGCCCCACCGATCGCCGCCGCGAGATGCGCGCGGAAGGCAACCAGCGCTTGCTCGCGCACCGAGGTCGCCACGGTCGGCACATTCCCCGCCACGGCGACCGCGAGGGCCTCGAGGATCTGGTTCCGCTTCGCCGGGGCACCGTCCGATTGCCAGTAGGGAATCGAGAGATGCAAGCCGAACGTGGCAGTCGGTGCCGTGTAGGGATCGCGGGCGATCTCGACCTCGAGGCCGGAGCCGACCGTATCCTCGGTGACCTCGCTCTGGCCTTCCCGCACATCGATCACGAGGCCCCCGAGCGTGCGGTCGGCGACCGCCGCGGCGAGGGTCTGCGCGTAGAGCGCCGAGAGCGCCGGCCCGAGGTGCTCATGCGTCGGGCGCGAGAGGAGCCCGTCAATCCGCACCGCGAGCAGGTATTCCCGGCCGGCAGGGGAGTCGGCCACGAGGGTCTGCTGGCGGTCGACGAGCGCGAGGGTATCGGGCATACGGTCACTCGACGCGCGCGATCCAGAGGATCGTCGTCACCCGCACCTCCGCACTCTCCATCGGCCACGGCCGTAGCAAGCAGCCGCGCTCGTCGAGCAGCACGGCCTCGAGCACGCCCGCGAAATTGTCCACCCCGAGATCACGCGCCTGCGTAAATTGGAACCCAAAGCCGTTGTTGATCTGGCAGACGTACCGCCCCGGCTCGGTGAGCGCCGCGATCAGGAGCGGCGGCCAGTCCGGCGACGGCGCTTTCGCTTCGGTCGTCACGGAATCAGGAGGAGCGGCCGGGCGGCATTCCGATGCACCACCGTGATCCCCGTTTCCGAGGCCCAGAAGCCGCCTCCCCAGGGGAATGTCGCCCAGCCTGGCACGATCAGGTCCCGCCCGACTCGTCGCCGGCAGGTGGCGGCTCCTCGCCCTCGGCAGGAGCCTCGGCGGGCTCGTCGGGCGGGGGCTCGTGCTCATCCTCGGGACGCTTCGTCTCACTCACCATGGTCGGAGTTCCTTCATTGCTCGATCAGATCGCACACCCATTCGGTGCGTTCCGTGTCCTCGAAGACATCGCGGATGCCGTAGGTGAGCGCGCCGATCGTCAACGTATCGGTCCCTTTGCGCGGCACGGTCGGGACCTCGGTTTGTCGGAGATGCGCTTCCCAGCCGGCCGCGCGCGCGGTGTTCTGAAAGCCGGGGAAGTCGATGATGGGATCGTGCCGGCCGCGGTAGATCGTTACGGGAATCCCCGCGGCCGGTGGCGCGGTGAAGATCGCCGACTCGATCCAGTTCGGATCGGCGAAGATGGTCGCCACGGCGGTGTCGAACGCGGTCAGGATTACGCTCCGCGGCGCCCGACCATGAGGACCTTCGGGCGCGTGCAGATGGAGAGCGGATAGGTCGAGACCTCGAGCGGCACAGCCCGACCATCGGGTGTGGTCGGCAGCCGGCGCGCGTAGCGCGGCAGGCCCATGCCTTGCCCGCCCTCGAAATCGCCCGGGGCGTAATACTGCTTGTAGAGCCCTGGCACGCCCTTCGGGAAAAAGATCGCCTTGTCGGCCGGCACGAACGACGTCGCGCCGAGCGCGCCGCGGTACTCCTCCCAGTCGATGCCTTTCCAGTGGAACGGCACCTGCCGAACATGGCCTTCCCGGAGAAAGCCGCCGATCTGCTCGGTCATGGTCGACACGCCAACCCAGCGATCGAAGCTCGAGTTGACGGCCGCATTCGACGTGAAGTCATCCCAGAACGTCGGCGAGCAGAGTGCATGGATGCCCATCACCATCACCGCGCCGAGGTTGTCTTGGACCGTCCGCACGATGCCGTTGATGGCAGCGGTGAGCGTGGTCAGCGTCGCGGCCGTCAGGTTGAACGCGACCTCGGGCGCCGGCGTCACGCCGAACTCGGTGAAGAGGTTGTAGATGACGGTCGTTCCGTCTGCATCGACGATCGTGCCCTTGAGCGCGCCGAGCTGCTGGTGCTCGATCGTCATGTCGATCGACGGGATCATCTCGCGCATCGTGTCGTTGACGAGCGTTTCCAGCGACGCGAGCCCGGTCTCTGATCCCCACGCGCGCACGTTCAGGATCTCATCGGCGTTGATGTTCCGCTCGAGGCAGAGCCGGCGCGTCTCGAAATTCCGCGCCGTGCGCTTCGCGACGGCCTGTTGCGTCGACGGCCCGCCCCGCGGCGTCGTCGGCACGAGCGCGAGGATGCCGTCGCGCTCCTCGACCATCACGCCGCTGGTCGTGATGCCGCGCTCCTCGAAGAGCCCGAGGCTTGCGACCCGGCCAGGCACGTAGGGCATGCGGTTGATCGAATCGGTGAGCGTCCGCATGTTGAATGCGGCGTGTGTGCTGAAGGCGTCGAGGTTTGGCATGGCTTATCTCCCGATGATGCCGACGCCCGCGAGCGACGTGATCCCGGCTGCGAGCTGCGCGGGCGTCACGGTCGAGAGCCGCCCGGAGGCAACCTCGGCGTAGCGCGAAATGATGCCGACCTTCAGCACGTCGCCTGCCGCCGTCGCATCGGTCTCGGCAGTCAACACGCCGGCCGCGTTCTGCGACCCATCCGCGGCGCCGCTCGTCCAGTTCGTGAACTTGCTCGAGGCGGTGATCTTCCCGAGGATCCGCCCGGCCGGCAGCACGCCGAGGCTCCCGATCAGCGTCACCGCATCGCGGGAGAGCGTGCCATTCGCTTCCGACACCAGAAATTCCGCTGGTGCCGGCACTTCGACTTGTGATGCCATCGTGTTCTCTCCTCAGTAGATTGGCCGCTCGCCGCGGAGCCGGGCCGCCTGCGCGATCTGCTCGCGTCGGCGGGCGTAAATCTCCTCGTGCGTCATGTGGCCGCGCGCGTGCCCCACCGTGCGCGTCGATTCGATGTCGACCGAGGCCGCAGCCGCACTCTGGAGCAGCTCGTTGCGGACGCCTTCGATGGTCAGATCGGAGGCAATGAACTGCTCGGCCAGATGCGACTTGCCGACGAACGCGCACCACCGGAGAATTTCAGCATTCCGCTTGCGCTCGCCTTCCGCCGCGTCCTCGCGCGCGCGTTTCTTCGCTTCCTCATGCACCTTTTGCAGATCGTAGATCTGCGCCTTCGCCTCGGCCCGACCCTCCGTCCGCGCCTGCTCGAGCTCGCTCATCTCGGGCGGCGGCGGCGGGACCTTCCGGTCGTCATCCATTGCGGTCATCCTTTCGCGGCCCGTGCCGCTGGTGATCTGCGATTGCAGCAGGTTGAATGCGCCTTCGGTCGTCGTCACCGCGTCGGCGAGCCCGGCGTCGACGGCCGCCTTGCCCTCGAACGTGCCGCCCTCGAATCCGCGCACCGTCGGGGGCTCGAGCCCCCGCACATCGGCGACCGAGCCGATAAAGAGCCCGGCCAGCCGATCGACCTCGGCCTGCATCGCCGCGCGCGCACTCTCCTCGAGTGGCGCGAACGGCGAGAACTGCGCTTTCTTCGCGCCGCTCTTGACGACTGTCACGCGGATGCCCATCTGCTCGAGGCCCTGCGAGAGATCGGCATGGACGGCGAGTACGCCGATCGACCCCACACTGCCGGTGCGCGGCAGCGTCACCAGGCCGACCGCGGAGCCGAGCCAGTAGGCCGCGGAGAACATTCCTTCGGCGGCCGCTGCGATCATCGGCTTTTTCCCGCGGGCCACGGCGAGCTCATCCGCGAGATCGGCGACGCCGGCGACCTCGCCACCGGGCGAGTCGACGACGAGGAGAATGCCCTCGACGCCGCGATCCGCGAGGAGCCCGCGCATCGTCGTCCGGAGATCGTTCACGCCGACCGCACCGAACATGCCGAAGGCATCGGCCCGCTGGAGGATCGGACCCGAGACCGGCACGACGGCGACGTTATCGAGGACGAATGTCTGCGAGATCGTCCGGCCGCCGAGGAGCGGCGCGCGCACTGCACGCGGCGCCTCGCGCCCGTGCAGCACGCCGAGCATGTAGCCCAGATACCGCGGCGCCAACGCGAGCGGCCCGGCCTGCGCGAGCAGCGCGAGCTGGTCAGCCACGGCGCCCCTTCGCATCGCGCACCTTCCGCGCCGGCTCGGCGACCGTGGTCGCTTCCTCGGGAAGTGGCGGCTCGGCCGTTGTCGGCTCGCGCGGCGGCTCGAGGAGCTGCTGCGCGTAGCCCGCAAGCGCGAGCACCCATTCCGGCCGAATGCTCATGCGGCACTGTCCTGCTTGGCCGGCGTGCTCGCCGCCGGCGGATTCGCGGGCGATGCCGGCACAATCGTTGTCACGTCAGTCGAGAACGTCAGCCCGAGCTGCTTCGCTTCCTCGACCTCGGCGGCGCGCTCTTGCACCAGGAGCGTCGGATCGTTCCCGCGCGCCATGTTGACGCTGCGGCGGGTATCGAAGCCGGCCTGCACGGATTTCGTCGAGGCGTTGACTTCCTTCTCGGGATCGACCCAATCCCAGCCCTGGAAGATCCACTCGACGGCACTGGCCCGGAGCGGATCGGTCAGGAGATCCGGCACGTCGATCACACCCGCGAGCGCCGCGGCCTGGAGAAAGCGCCACCAGATCGGCTCGAGGAGGCCGAGCAGGAAGGTCGTGTATTGCCAGACCTGCGCGCCGCGCCGGAACTCAAGCGAGCCGGCACGGATCGAGGAGTAATTCACGCCTTCGAGATCGTTCGAGATCTGCTCATGCGTGACGCCGATCCCAGCCGCGATATCGCGCTGTGCGGTCTTGACGAACGGATAATAATTCTGGCCTGGATCGGGTGTCGTCGGAAACGAGATGTCCTCGCCTTCGCCGAGATAGGTCAGCGTCCCGGGCTCGAAGGTCGGCTCCGGGAGCGCATTCGTCTCGCCGAGCATGCCCGGCGGGGCGCCGCCTTCCGGGCGGCGGATGAAGCCGGCGAAGAGGCTCGCGATCGCCTGGCGCTGCAAGGTCGCATCGGTGAACGCCTCGAGATCGCTCGCGCGGAGCAGGCTGCGCGAGAGGCGCGGCACGCCGCGGATCGAGGCCGGGGATTCGGGATCGTAGATGTGGACCACCTCACTCGCCGGCACGGCGCGCAGCTCAAGATCCGCAGGCGTCGAGAACGTCCCGTCGCCCGGATGGCGCGGATACAGCCAGTACGCCGCCCGGTTCCCGATCGCATCGAACTCGATGCCGGCGCGGACGAAGCGGCCATTCTCCAGTGGCCGATCCTCGAAGACCGGACAGTGCTCGGCCTCGAGCAGCTGGAAAACCAGCGGCACATGGAGCCGGCGCCCGAGGTCATCGGTATCCGTCCGCAACCGCGGCCGCATGCGGACGAAGATCTCACCCGCAATCGCGAACTCACGCGTCACGAGCTTCTGGATCTGGTCGAGCTTGATCTGCTTCGACCAGAGCCGCCACGCCTCGTCGATCTGCGTGCGGGCGGCAGCGCTGGGATGCTGCGATTTCGGCATGGCACCCCAGCCGACGTAGTTCGCAACGAGTTTCTCGATTGCGCCCCAGACCAGGCCGGAGTTCCGATAGAGCGCGCGCGAGCGGGCCCGTAATTGATCCAACCCCGGCAGCAGTGCCGCATTCGGCCCGACCCGAAAGCTCGAGGGAAAGGCGGTGAACCGCCGGCCGGCACCGCCACCGCGATAGGCCGGTTCGGTCGCGATCAAGATCGGTCTTCCGTCCGCGGCAAGCACCGCCGATTCACGATACGGCATCACTGCACGCCGCTCGTGAAGCCGCAGCGGATGAACCGCGTCACGGTGGCCCCGGTCACCCCGGCGATCTGCTGCTTCAGATCGCCGATCGCGGTCGCCATGTCGCTATCGCTCTTGTAGGTGACCGTCCGGCCGTCGGCGGTGCGAACCGTCAGCGTGCCGGTGGCGCGCGCGGCCTGGAGCGTCTCGAGGCGCTGCTCGAGCTCGGCCTGCGTCGCCATGAATCTGCGCGTCTAGCAAAGGCGTCGGCAAACGCGAGACCAGAGCGTGCGCGGAGCTTGCTCCCACATCTAGTCCCGTGCGGGTGGAGAGGGCCGCCGAGGGGTGCGGGGACCTCGGCGGCCCGTGGAACGATGCCGGGGAGCATCGTTCCTCTACCAGCATGCTGGATGTTCCGCTAGCGTGCGGTCATTCGTCCACCGGGCGGCGTAACCACCGCACCGTGGTCCGCAAGATCTCTCGCACCATCGCCGTCCGATTCGTGTCGCGGCCATTGCGCCGCTCGATCGCCACGCGCTGATCGAGGAGATCGAGCAGCTCGCCGTCGACGTCGCGGATGTAGAGTGAGCGATACTTGCGGCGGGTCGTCATCGGGAGAACCGCCGCATCCAGCTCGAGCGTAACACGCGCGGCTGCCGCGGATTGTGCGGCGGCGCCGGCGGTCGCGTCGCCGGCGGCGGTCGATCGGGCGGCGGCTCGTCCTCGGGCGCCGCTCCCACCTCGAGCAGCGTCGGCGGGAGCGCCAGCTCGATCCGCTTCCATTCCCGATCCCCTGCCGCATCGATGGCATCGAGCCGGCAGGCCGAGGCCGCCCAGCGCGCATAGACGCGCGCGTCGAGCGCTTCGTTGTGCGCGCCCGGATCCTTTTCCCACCGGAGCACCTGAAAACCCTGGTGCGTCGTGTGAAGCACCATGCGCTCGGATGTGAGCTGGCGAAAATAATCCTCGGTGTACTCCGGGTGATGGCAGTACCCGGGTGGATACGCTTTCCCGTCCGTCGGCGCGTCGAGCCGGAGCCACTGGTACAGCTCGGTCTTCGCCGCACTGGTGCCGACCTGGAAGACCTTGACCGACCGGCGCCGGTCGGTCGCATCCGACCGCCGCGGCGTGATCACGATGCCGTCCCACCAATCCCGCCCCTTGATCGCTGCCACACTCCGCGGCCGGATGATCTTGATCCCCGCCGGCCCGACCCACGGCTGCGAGAACCGCCGGACCCACTTGTAGACCACCTGGCTATAGGCGCCCGAGTCGACGGCCATCAGCCAGATCGGCAGCGCGCCATCGCCGACGCACGGCCAGTCCCGCATGAGCAGCGCCTCGAGCGCATCCCACGGTTCGTCCGTTGCCGTGTCGGCCTCGATCACCTCGTAGGCAATCGACCAGCTCTGCTTGCCGCGGCCCCAGCCGACCACCTCGACCTCGAGCCGACGGCGCTGCACATCCACCCCGGCGGTCAGGAAGCGGACGCCGGCCGGCACGATCCCGAGCGCATACGGTTCCCGCCGCTCGTAGAGCCGGTGCCAATCCGGTGCATCGTGCTCCTCGACGTAGGGAAGCCCGAGCACGGTGTTCTGGAACACCTGCGCCATCTCGGGATTATGTTTGGCTTTCTCGTGCATCGCCGCCGCCTCGCCCCAGCTGAACCAGCCGACCGGCGAGTAGAGCGCGGAGAGTCGGAAGCCGACACTCTTCGTCCCGCGGTTCCAGAGCGCGGTCCAGCGGCCCGCCGCCAGCATGCGCGTCTTTTCGTGTTCCGCGATCAGCGCCTCGCAGGCGACGCAGCAATAGCGCGTGTCCGGGATCACGTCCGGGATCGCCGCGCCGTCCGCCAGCGGCGGCCAGCGCATGCGATCCCAGACGAGCTCTTGAAACTGTCCGCAGTGCGGGCAGGCGACGTCGAACCGGAACGCCGCCTCGCAGCCGTCGAAGGCGCGCACGATGCGCGACGTCCCCGCCCGTTTTGGCGTCGAGCAGAGAAAGAGCTTGCGGCGCTGGAAGGTCGCCGTGCGGCGCCGCGCGAGCAGGATCGGATCGCCCTCGTCGCCGGCACTCGGCGGATAGGCATCGACCTCATCGAGAAAGACGTAGCGCACCGGCACTGACCGGAGCCCGACCGCCGAATTTGCCCCGGTCAGCACCAGTGCGCCGCCCGCGAAATCTTTCCAGAGCCGCGTGTTGCCGCCGTCCCGTTCTCGCCGCTCGGCGACCTGGCCGCGCAGCACGGGCGTCGTCTCGATCATCGTATCGACGCGCTGGCGGGAAAAGCGCTTCGCCATGTCCAGCGTCGGCGACACGGCCAGCATCGGTCCCGGCGCGCGCGCAATGACGTAGCCGATCCAGTTGTTCCCGCATTCCGTCTTGCCGACCTGCGAGCCGGCAAGGAAGATCACCTCCTCGACCGGACTGCGCGCCGAGAGCGCATCCATGATCGCGCGCAGGTACGGCGTCCGGCTCGTCCGCCAGCTGCCCGGCTCCGACGATTCCTTGCTCGAGAGCTTCCGGAACTCGTCGGCCCAGGCCGACACGGTGAGCATCGGCTCCGGCCGCAGGGCCCGGGCCAGATGTTCGTCGACGAATGCGGCAGTCGCATCCGCGAGCGGCGCGGCGGTTGCTGTCTTCATCCGATCTTGCCCGCCGCCGTCAGGTCGGCCAGCTCGGTCAGCTGCGCGTGCACGGCATCTTCGAGCGCGCGATGGAGCACGAGCCCATCCGTCCCAATCCCCGCCGCCAGGACGGCCGCCACCCGCGCCGGCCAGTTGAGCCACGCCTCCCGGTAGGCTTGCCCGATGATCGCGAGCCGCTGCGCGACCCGGGTGCGCTCGATCAGCTCGTCGCAGACCCGCCGCACCTCGAGCTCCCGGAGCCGGGCAAGGGCGAGTTCCTTCCGCCGCTGCGCCTCGGAAAACGAGGTCGCATCCCCGGTGTTTTTCGGCCGGCCGCCCTTGCGCTTCGGGGCCGGCTCCACACGTTTCCTCTTCCTTTTCACGCCCTCACACTAGCGAAATCCGGCCCTCCACTCGCCCACGCTGCCCTGGCGAGCCGGAAGGACCCGCGAGGGGAGGGGTGGGGGGGGGAGGTCACGGCACGAGCGTCGACGCACACCAGGCCAGCAGCCCGAGTGAGGTCCACGGGAGCCATGGCACGCTAAGACTCGCTGCCCCGAAGCAGACGCACGCGACGACCCGCAGCCGCCAGCTCCACATCACGATGCCACCGCTGCGGCTGGAGAGTGCCCATCGCCGGCCGGCTTCGGGGGCGCAATGCGCGACGAGGGAACAAAGAATCCGAGCACGATGCCGAGGAGTCCGAAGCGCCCGCCGCCGCCATCGATCCCCGTCGGAATGATCCCCATGTCGAGCAGATATCCGGTGAAGGCGAGGAGACCGCGGAAGCCAATGCGCGCAGCTCGCTTGAACGCCTCCTCGTCATTCCACACGCGCGCGAGCCAACTGCGCATCGCTCATCCTCCCATCGTGTGCGAGCCATGTAGCACGCCCCGGGGCCCGCGTTCCAGTCGAGTGCCGACACACATCGCGCGCGCGCTGCGTCAAGCGCGACATTCGAATGAGCGCCGTCGTCAAAGCATTGTTCGCCATCCGCACCTGGAAGCAGGCCGCGATCATCGTGTGCGTCGCCTGGTCGCTTGTCCTCAGTAGCGTCGCCTACCAGCAGCAGACGCGACTCCTCGAGGTCCTGCTCGCGGAGCGAGCTGCTTAAGCCGGCGCGCACCGCCAGCAGAGGAGCGGCTCGCTGAGGAGTACGGGCGATGGCGGTTCGCCGACAAAAAGAATCCGGAGCTCGGCAGTGCAGAGATCACAACACCCGAAAAAGATTGTGACGCGCATCGGGAGGCCCAGCGCGCCCAGACGCACGTCCAAGCCTGGTTGGATCCCCTCGATCATGATGCGGCTCCGTCCGTCGCGAACAATCCCCGCTGCGCCGTCCGCTGCTTGATCAATTCCCCATATGCCGCACTGAGCTCGATCAGGATCGCGTGTCTCCCGTTGCGCTCCGCGATTTCTCCCACCGTGCCGCTGCCGGCGAACGGATCGAGCACGGTGCAGGGCACGGGGGGCCTGTCATGCGCGCAGGTCGGGGCCCAGCCGCGCGTGCGGTCCCGATCCTTCGTGGCGAGATAGCCGGCTTTGCGCGCCCGCCCGTTCCCCCGTGTTCCACCCGACCCATGCACCCCATCCGCCAGATGATCATTCCAACTGCCGACCTCTGCCGCGATGCCCACCCGCTCCCACGGCGCCCCGCACACCCCACAACACCCCTTCGCACTCGTCCCCGCCACAATACACCGCCGCGCCAACTCCGGCGGAAACGTCGCGAAGTGGGCCTCGGGATAGGGCGCGGTCGGAATCGTCCAGACCGAGCGCAGATTGCGCGCATCCGGGCGAATGCCCGTGGATGCGAGGCCCGGCCGCTCGTTGCCGCTCGGGCGCCGCCCCATTGCAGCGGCCCGGCCTGGGTAAAAGTCGAGCCCCGATCTTCCGGCAGTCGCTGCAGGCTCCCGCACGGCGTCGGCATCGTAGAAATACCGCGCCGACTTCGTGAGCAGGAAGATGTACTCGGAGAGTTTTCGCAGACGACCGGGATGCGAATAGGGATTGGTTTTGCCTTTATCCCAAACGACCGTCTCCTGGAGAATCCAGCCGACGCGAAGCGCGCGTTCAACGATGAGCCAGGGCAGCGGTTGCAGTTCTCCACCCGCCCG